GGCACTCAAGGTGATGAATCCAAAGATGATTCACAGCACCTTTATGGAGACTGTCCACACTGAATTCAAGGACCCTATCATGCGCCAAGATGAGGACTATCTTGTACGCCGCGCTCATGAGATTCTGGAGTCACAGTACTCCGATATGGCGTTTGCCTTCTGGATTTTCGATAAGCACTGGAAGACAATGAGTGACACCAATAAGAAGGCAGTTTGGACGCATTGCAAGGTGCTGATTATCTTGGCAGAGAAGGTTTTGGCTGCGAAGACAGCCTAAGTCTTCAGCTATATATTTTTGTATCATGAATCATGACATAAAAATATTTCTACCGTCAAATAACAAATTTAAGAACCTCCCAGGAGGGGTACTTAAATTTAGTATAAGACGTTATGGTTCTGATTAACGACGGTATTTTCTAGTTTTGCTCTTTCTTCTGCTGTTTCTTTTGCCTCCTGTTTGCCTTTTGCAACGCCTTTGTGGTTTATCGCCTTTAGGTTTTTCCGTATTAGGATTTTTGTTATAAGTCGACCAAGAACTTCTAGCATTAATAGGAGTTCCTTCGACATATCCAAAACTGATACTTTCAAGATATTTTACTACGTCGTATAATTTTTTAGAACAAGCAAGATTGTATAACTTTTCTGTATCATTTTCAAGTAAAGGATTTGTTCCACCATCATCCATAGCGGCAATAATCACGTTTTGGTCGGGATTAGGCATGTTTATCATAAGGCTGATTCTTTTAAAACTAGCTGTTGCATTATTACTGACCCGCTCACTCACATGGTTATAATTAGCATTTGGGTCAATTGGTACTGAAATTCTTGTGTTATTATTCTCACCCATCCTACATTAACCAAAGACTTTCAAATTCTGATTGTCTTACTTAAGAGTTATTTTCGGTACAAAGTCAGACATGAGCAAGAAGCAGCAAGAACAGCCAACATTCAAAAAAGTGTATGCGCAGTACATGTGCGAAATGGGTTTGACATTTCCCGAGCTTGAAAAGGCATGTGACCGCGCGCTTTCCTTAGGCTCATGGCGCGACTACAACAAGGCAGTAGCGCCGATTCTTCACCAGATTGCCACACGTGACGATAGTGTTTTTAATGATGCCGGGATACAAATTGCACCCAAGGTTTTAATGACCAAGAAGATGTGGGCTACAGCGGGCAAAGACACACAAAAGGCTATTTGGGAGTTCATGAGCAGTCTTGTGCTTTTAGCGACCTTTGAGGAGAAGAAAGCGGCTGCCTCAGCCCAGGAACCTGGTGTTAAGCGTAACACTGTTGAGGAGCCCGATTTTAGCAAGTTTTTCGATGTGTCAGGCGCTGACGTAGATTTGAAGAAGATGTTTGAGGGTTTAGGCTCTCAGTTTTCCGACAAGTCCTTCGGCAGCTTCTTTGAAGGCATTAAGGGTGCCGCTGAGAATTTCAAGGAGAAGTTTGCGGACATGAGTGGTAACATGCCTAAGATTCCTGAGCGCCTATTCAAGGGTCACATTGCACGTATTGCGCAGGACCTTGCCAGTGAATTCAAGCCCGAAGATTTCGGTTTGTCACCTGAGCTCCTTGAGTCCAAGGACACTGGTGCCACATTTGAGTATTTGCAGCAGATTTTTACCAAGAATCCCGACCTGCTGATGAAGGGTGCTAAGAAGATTGCACAGCGCATCCAGGACAAGCTCAAGAAGGGTGAAGTGCGCCGTGAGGACCTTGTTGCGGAGGCGGAGGAGCTAATGAAGGAATTCCAGGATAACACAATGTTCAAAGACATTTTTGAGCAGCTGGGTTCACAGCTTCGCGGTATGGGCGGTGATTCTGGTGCCAACAGCCAATCTGAGCGGTTGCGTAAGACACGTGAGCGCCTACGGAAGAAGGCTGAGGAAAATAAGAAAAAGAAGGAGGGTGGTGGTCAGTAATTTTTTTTTCTCACTTGATAGTAATGATTCCTAAAGATTTGGTTAGGGCAAAATCGTTCGCTACCGCTAACTTTGATATGTTAATGAAAATTAAGCTTGGTTTAGTCAGAGCAAGTGACAAAGCTGCTGCACAGTCTGTTGAAAATGCATTAAAAGCAAAGGCTGCGGCAGTAAGATTATTTAGTTCTGATGCATCCGATAAACAGAAAGACAAGGCTATTAGTGCAGCTGAAAAGGCACTAGTTTATTCCGAAGCATTAGTTTATCCTTTTGATAAATTTATCAAATTATAAGACGTTACAAAAAGTTAAATTTTGAGTTACTAACTCCAAACTTAAATAATAAATGAGATTAGAGGCTAGCATGACTGATATAAATTCATGTGCACATTTCTGGGCTGATAAACCCAATGTTTTATTTGAAGATGCATGGGACTTTTTCCCATTTTCTAAGAAAGCTGTCGTATGCTCAACAAATGCGCTTAATAGTTTAACGCGATTCGGTATATATTTGGGTGTAGCGCTGTATATATTGACAAGCAAAGGCGTTTATCTTGGCATCCCGGTTCTTGCTGCGATTTTTGCAGTGGCTCTCTACTACGGAATGAAGAGCAACAATGCGCTACGTCAAGCTCCTGAGATTGTTGAAAAACCCAGTTTCAAAGAGGGCTTTGCTAATAATAATATAATAGAAGGAAGTGCCGCAGCTGATAAAATTATAGTTGATATCATTGGCAGCTCAGAGCGAACGGTGCCGTCTAAGCCCAACCCATTCATGAATGTTCTTATCAATGAGATTTCAGACTATCCCAAAAAGCCCCCTGCTAAGTATCTTATAAGTTCTGAAACAAGTAGCCTTTTAGAGTCACAATTTGAGAATAGAGTCTATGCCGACCCAGGTGATGTATGGAATAGAAACCAGGGGCAGCGTGAATTCTACACAATGCCTTCTACTAGCACTCCAAATGACCGCGACAGCTATCAAAACTGGTTATATCGTGTTCCCGGTAAAACATGTAAGGAGGGCAACACTGCTGCCTGCACTACACAGGGCAGCGACGGCTCACCTATTGTGTATCTAGGCGGATAATGATAAGCTTACAGTTAGTTTTAAACTCAAATGCCATCAATGTTTGATGACATTTGACGGTGGATTCATAAAAAAGGAGTATCTGATAGATATAGGAGAATGTCGTCCACAAATACTGTTCCAAAAATGGATGCATTCAAGCCAATGCCAGGTTCATTCAAAATTAATGCCTTTACACGCGAACATGACGATGTTTGCTCATACAACCACGATTATCGTGAGTCTGTTGGTCCCGGCAAATATGCTGTAACAAATCTTGTTCCTGACCGTGCCACAGTGGTCCCCCAGGCGCTTTCCAATCCTACAGTTATTGCCGCTGAGGGCTTCGGCTTTGACATGCAAAAGATTGACGACGACAGTGTTTTAAGAAACAACCCGACACTTGAAGGACGCGCCCGCTGCCCGTTAAGAGTTCAGTCCCGGCCATTTGCGACTGTTCCTTTCATGGCATCCGGTCGCGGTAACCAGGAATTAGAATCCAGACTCCAGCAATCCGAATTCGTTCGCACTGGCAAGGATTGTGGCACGGTCACAGAAGTCTTCTTCTCTACACAGTTTTACCCGCTTATCCCCCACCTTCAATCAAATATCCAAAATCCCAGAAATTTAGTTCCCGAAGTTGCTGCAAATGGATGGATACACGGCGGCATTCCCAGTCGTCAATACGTGCGCGACCTGAATGTTTAGGCTGATTTCAAATAAATATAATTACTTGCATTTTCATTGTAAATAATTATATGGGACAGAAAAAAATCGGCTAGATACCCAGAGAGATGAGTTCTAACACGTACGCCGAACTACCCAAGAAAGGAGAAATCATCAACCCCGCTTCCCAGACCCCGCTGTGGACTCTCAACTGGACACGCATTGGTGCCACTGAGGGTGGCAACGTTCGCGACCAGCAGAGTGCCGACGCCTATTCATTTGTACAAATCCCCGAAAAGTGGGAGAATCCTAGCAAGTGCCGTAATGCGCTAGGTCTTGTTGGCGGCTCTGAGGTCAGCCACGTCAAGGGCAACCTGATTGACCTTGAGTCTGACTTGTACGGAATTACACGCCCTAATTCCAAGTGCAATGCTAAGCAATACGTTCCTTCTTGCCCATTAGGCGGTGCCGCGTGCCCCGACTACCCGGCTGACATCCAGTTCCGCGACAAGTCTACAGCTGAGTTCAAGAGTGTCAGCACAGAGCCTTACCACTTGAAGACATGCCAGACATGGTCCTACCCTGGCACGCCTGTCCCCAAGCCCTACGGTCAGGAGACATGCGAAATCACACGCTTCTAAACACTCACTTTTTTTCTAAAAAAGTGGTTCAAAAAAAAGCGGTGTCCGTAGTAACCTATATTATAGTACTGTATCATTGATACAAGACTACAATTATCTAAAAATATATCCTATAATCCCTTTAATGCTTTATTTTTTTGTCCCACTTTTTTTCTAAAAAAGTGTTTTGCTCCACTTTTTTTTTAAAAAAGTGATGTAGAGATGGCTTCACTTGCATCAACTGTAACCCCGGCTTCAAGAAACTGGACACGCGCACGCACAGACGACTGCCATATTACGGATGATACGCGCATCACTACAGGACCCGGCAGATATATTCTGGAGGCTCCCAACGGCTATTGCAATGCCACATTTGCGCCCGAACCTACAACACGTCAGCAGAAGTGGGGTAGCGCACAAGTTGATTCATACGGCAAGACAGATGTAGAGTCCGACTTGTGGAATATCAATCGTAATACAACAAAAGAGGTTTGCGGGCAATATGACCCCAATGACAATCGCATGAACAAGGCGGACAAGCGTGCGATTAAAGAATCTTCCTTCCCTCAAACATTTGCCCGCCTGAACGACCCTCCTTGCACGCTTCGTGGTAGTGGCTGGAACCGTTTCCAATGGCTCTGCCAGAATCCCCAAGAAAATGTAATGATGCCCTTCGACTGGTACATTCCTGGTCGCATTGTCCACAAGGATGCCCACAGACCTTGCATCCCCACGCCCTTGAGCCCTGAGCCCGTCATTCCTGCCAGCCAGCACGTTGGCATTACAAAGGTTGACGTGCCCGGTGCTTATGGTGTTACAATCACAGATGCAACATCACTGAGTGTAGAGTCTGCCCCGGCTCGTGTTCTTGCCTCTAATGCTGTCAGAGATGCAAGCCCCGCTGGTATTCCCATGAGCAATGAGAGCCAGAGCTTCTTGTTAGACACACGCGAAGTATCTTGGCCTGAGGCGCCTTCTTTGAATGCTGTTAAGTTCCCTGTTCCTACTGGACCACCGTCTGTTGGCTGGCAGCGCAACGACTATGCACAGGGAATCTACAACACCAACACTATCCCTACTACGACGCTAACTGGCAGAGTATTACCCGGTCCCGCTTTGCAGACTTCCAACTAACACTTTTTTCAAAAAAAGTGGGTCAAAAAATTGGTAGGCTGTTTATAGTATAAAATAGACTTTACAAAAGGCTATTCTATTCTCCATTTACCTTGAAGAGGCTACCAAAGCCCTAAAAGGCTCTTTTGTTTTTGCCCCGCTTTTTTTGAAAAAGCGATGTAAAGTTAAAATATAAAATAACTAGGAGACCGACAGAGACATGGAGACTGCCGCTTTTTTAGGCATGCTTGGTTTGGGCTATGCCTTTTCTGAAAAGAAGCAAACAAAAGAGGGGTTTGAAGTACAATATGAACCCGTCACAAATACACCTAATAACTATTCATCTATAGTCCCAGGTGTTGCTGTCAAGCAGCCACCGCTAAAATACGAAGCGCCTCTTGGTGTACGTCGGACTGCTGCCAAGGACCTAGACTTAATGTATCATTTTCCCGCTAGTTCACGCATTGACAGTGAACCACACCCCGATAAACAGGGCGGATACTTAGGATTTCCCGTGCCTTCTGCTTCTTCGGTACCACAACGTCCTTCCGATGCTGTAATATCCAATGTTCGACAAAACACTAGCGGACAAGAGAAGACGCCTGTTTTAACAAAGGAAAAAACTATTATTTCACCCCTTACTGGACTTGCTATGAAGCCCGAAGAATTTACACATGCAAACATGGTTCCATTCTATCGCGGCAACCTAAAACAAAACATGTCTGACACTGCTAATCGCACGCTACTTGATAACTACACTGGCGGCGGCGTGGTACAACAGGAGAAACGTGAACAGGGTCCCATGTTTGAGGCTTCACGCGCCCCTACAGGTGTACCTTATGGGTCAGAGATTGCGACGGACTACATGCAGGAGCGTGTTGTTGCGCCTACTAATCGCGCCGGTGAACGCCCTTTTGAACAGGTTCGCGTCGGCAAGGGCTTGGGTCAAGGCTTTACCAGCTTGCCCAGTGGTGGTTATCAACAGGCGGATGCACTACATTATGCTAGACCGCGTTCCACAGATGAACTGCGCACGGCAAATAACCCTAAGCTGACATACGAAGGACGCGTTGTTAAGGGCGCCCATTTTGTTACGGCGCCAGGAAAGCTGGGTGAGGTTCGCAAGCACTTGCCTGATAAGTTCTACCTGAACAAGAATGGAGAGCGCAACTTTACAACCACTGGCGCAAACCTCAAGGCAACTGAGCGCCCTGTCCAGGTGCTGCGTGAAACAACCCGCCCTGAAACCACAAAGGAATACGAAGGTCCCGCCAAGTCACAGGATTTCAACGCCACATACACGGTGGCGTCGACACGGGCGCCAATGGTCAAACAGGCTGGCTCTTGGGGTTTCAGAAATGCCGATTCTACAAGCTACGCTGACAAGGACACCGAAAAGGGACAAAACGACTACGGTAAGGCAGGTATTGAAATCAGACCTAATGAGCGCTATTTCACCGGTGAGCGTGGTCAGACACTCAACCCTAAGCCCCAAGGAACAGGCAAGGTCTCATTGCCCTTACAGGACGGACCGCGTCAAACACGCAAAGACGAAAATCTGGGCAATCCCAATCAAGCCGGTTACGTCAATACAGGAAACGCCAGAGGACCCGCTTATGACCCTAATGACGTGGCACGTACCACAATCAAGGAGACCACACTGGATGGCGATTACATGGGTACTGCTTCTGGTCCCCTGAAGCTGACAACATATGACCCTGATGATATTGCAAAGACGACCATCAGAGAAACAACTGAGGACAGCGACTATGTTGGTGTTGTAGCCGGTCCCGCCAAGTTAACTGTCTATGACCCTGATGAAACGGCGCGCACGACTATCAGAGAGACTACGGAGGACAGCGACTATGTTGGTGGTGTTGCAGGTCCAGTGAAGTTGGCGGTCTATGACCCAGATGATGTGGCAAAGACCACAATCAGAGAAACTACTGAAGACGATGACTATGTTGGTGTAGCCTCTGGTCCCGTCAAGCTAACAGTCTATGACCCCAATGATGTTGCACGCACTACAATCAAGGAGACAACTGAGGATAATGGCTATGTCGGTATTGCATCACCGA